TTCACAGTATCCCGCTGATACAGAAGGCAGATACGCTGGAGTAATCGGAGTGGGAGGCCTATTGCTGGCTAGGATACCAGAAGAGATTGCGCTTCAAATCGATGCTTATTACAAAAAGCAAAACGAGGCTAAAGAAGAAGCAGTAGATAACAATCTTATGAAGGAACAGCACCCTAGTATGAAATTCCAAAAGGAATCTAATACTCGTGTAACTTTTGGTGGTACAAAGAAAAGTTAATCTTTTAACTATTCCTACCCAACAAAATAAAATAAATCCGTACTGGAGGGCCTTCGGGCCAGGTACATAAAAAGGAAAATAAATATGGCAAATGCAAGTACAGTAGGATTTGGACTTAGAGCGATCAATACAGTTGGACAAACTCCAGCTACATCTGGTCAAGCTGAGTACAGAATCCAAACAGCACCAGGCGTTGCANTCAACAAAGGTGATCCTATGTCTACACAAGANGCAGGCAATCAAGGTTACCAACAAGATGCATCGTTTACACTTACAGATGATGGTGGACAAGGTGGAACAGCTTGGACTAATGCGACAGAAGCATTATTAACAGGCGTGTTCAATGGAGCATTCTTTATAGATGCTACAGGCAAACCAACTTTCAGCAATAACATTGTTGCAGGTCAAACTACATCTAAAAACTACAACAACGCATCAGATGAAATTGAAGCGTTTATAATCAACAACCCGTTTCAGCAATATGAAGTGAAAGCGGATGCAGCTGTTGCTCAAACCTTAATCGGTGGCGCTAACAACTTCAACGTAAATAACTACACTGCAACTGATAACAGAAGTGGTCAATCAATTACTACTTTAGATATCGGTTCAGCTGCTACAACGGCAATGTTTAAATTAGTTGCTTACGGCAATGATCAAACAAATAAAGATTTCACTGTTGCAGGTGGAAATGTTATTGTTGCGATTGCTGGTGGCGCTGGTTTATACGCATAATCTAAATAGGAGTATATAAATTATGGCAATATCAAGAGCACAACTAGTTAAAGAACTAGAGCCAGGTCTAAATGCACTATTTGGACTTGAGTACAAACAATACGGCGAGCAATGGTCTGCAATTTTTGAAACAGAATCATCTGACAGAGCTTTCGAAGAAGAAGTGATGTTAGCTGGTTTCGCAAATGCAAACGTTAAACCTGAAGGACAGGGTGTAACTTTTGACGATGCGCAAGAAACTTTCACAGCTCGTTATACTAACGAAACGATTGCATTAGCATTCGCTATTACAGAAGAAGCTATTGAAGATAACTTGTATGACAGACTTGCGTCTAGATATACAAAAGCTTTAGCAAGATCTATGGCGTCTACTAAGAATATCAGAGGCGCAGCTATACTTAATAACGCGTTCGATGCAAATTTTGCTGGTGGAGATGGAAAAGCACTTTGTGCTGATGACCATCCTACTTTAGCAGGAACATTTAGAAACGAGTTAGCAGTAGCAGCTGAGTTGAATGAAACATCTTTAGAGCAGTCATTAATTGACATTGCGGCTCTTACAGATGAAAGAGGCCTAAAAATTGCAGCGCAAGGAGTTAAATTAGTAATTCCTTCAGCTCTTCAATTTACTGCTGACAGACTTATGAATACTGTTGGTAGAACTGGTACAGCTGATAATGATATCAACGCGATAAGAAATATGGGAATGATTTCCGGTGGTTACACTGTAAATAATTACCTAACTCACGCGAAGAAATTCTTTATCAAAACTGATGTGCCTAACGGTCTTAAGCATTTCAACAGATCACCTATCAAAACTTCAATGGAAGGTGACTTTGATACTGGAAACGTTAGATACAAAGCTAGAGAAAGATACGTATTTGGATTTTCTGATCCAAGAGGCGTATTTGGATCAAACGCAACGTAATCATTAATTTAAAAGGGCCGCCTTAAAACGGCCCTTTTATTACATATAAAGGTGTGTAAATGAAAAAGACTCTCATAAATATCTGGGCTTACGACCATCATTCAGTATTTACTATTGAACATAGTGAAGATACTGCTCAAAGTGTTGAAAAAGCAATACTTGACAAGCTAGGAGAAAAGAGTATAAAATGGGAGTATCTCGGAAACAACTATAACAACGAGATAAATCGAATAACTTATGAGGAGGTTATTGATGATACAAGACCTATACAAACAAAAAAGGTCCTTGGAGTTGAAGTGGCAACAGGAGCATCTAGATAATAATAGATATACTCTTGAAATGGTCAGAATAGATGACAAAGTAAAAAGAGTCATTACTGATATTAAGCTGGAAGAAGCAGCTATTGCTCACAGACAGAATACTGTCGAAGACGCGGCTCCACAAGTTTCCGTAGCTACTTAATCAAAAGCTACATCGCTAATTAGCACTTTTACTGTAGGCTCTCTTGCACTCTATTAAAATGTAGTGTATATTTTACTCACTATACATTTAATAAATGATGAATGCTGACGCGTATAGTCGACAACCCTAGGGACAGTATTCAGATATCTAGGAGGATATTAATATGGCAACAACTACTTTTTCGGGACCGATAAAAGCGGGAACGATCTCAAACACAACAGGAACAACACTTGGCGATGATGTAAGAAACACAGGTCAAGTTGTAATGTCTCAATCAATTATGATTGATTCAGCAGTCGTAGTGGGAACAACTACTTACAACGTAGGTGTAATACCAAAAAACTCACAACTACTTACAGCTACAATTAGAGTTGCAATAGTAAGTAATCCGAGTGGAACAGCAACTGTTTCAGTTGGAAAAACAGGATCTGCAGCATTTTTTATAGCTAACACTGATGTTAAAACTTTAGGAGAAACTTCTACATTAGCTACTGGATCTTTAGATTCAGCTGACAGAGTTGGTGCAGATACACAAATTACAGCGACTCTTATATCTGCAGGTAGTACTGCAACTACAGGTCAAGTAACTGTTACTTTTACATATGTTCAAGCTAACAACCTACAAGACGCAACAGCGAACTAGTAATAATTAATTAAGTGTGGGCTTCGGCCCACACACAATTTAAGGAGAAAATATGTCAGGATATACAAGTGACCAACTCGTAGCCCACGCTACAGCAGATGCACAAATGGTACCTACAGGACAAAGAGCTAGAATAACAGGTATTCAAGCTGAAGGTGCTGCAAGTTCTAGTATTGTTTTTAAATCTGGTGGAGCAGCAGGAACTGTAATAGCTACATTTAAATTTGGAGACGAGGGAATAGATTTTTATGTTCCTGGTTCTGGAATTCTATTTGATGATGGAGTTTATTTAGATTTAACTGCAACACCTGGTGTTACTATAACATTTACGTAGGAGTAAATTGTGGCTACAATAACTTACACAGTAACCGTAGCAACGGGGACTACTCAATATGGTACCGGTGATAGATATTACATTAACGGAGAGTTAGCGCCTGTCTTATATTTACAAGAAGGTAATACTTATATCTTTGATCAAGCAGATACTTCTAATGATACTCACCAAATAGCATTTTCTACAAATCCAAATAATTCACCTGTAGCAAGTTATACTACAGGAGTAACTACAGTAGGAACTCCAGGAAATGCAGGAGCTTCTACAACTATTAATGTTGCACCTGTTAGAACTACTGGCGCTCCATTATTATTTTATTACTGTACAGTTCATAGTGGTATGGGTAATACTGCTCAAACTATTTCACCCACTTCAGAAACTACAGAATTTAATCCTCAAATAGATGATGTAATTGAAGAAGCATTTGAGCGAACTGGAGTTAGAGGAACTAGAACAGGTTATCAATTAAGATCTGCAAGACGTTCTTTAAATATTATGTTTCAAGAATGGGGTAATAGAGGTGTTCATTTATGGAAAGTAAAATTAGCTAAAGTTCCACTAGTCGAAGGACAAGCAGAATATAATTTTGCAGCGGATTCAGTAAATTTTCCAGAAGATATAAGTACTGTACTAGAAGCTTATTATAGAAATAATTCTACTACAACTGACCCACAAGATGTAGCTATAACTCAAATTAGTAGATCACAATATTCACAAACACCAAATAAATTAACTAAAGGTACACCTTCGCAATATTATGTAGCAAGAAGATTAAATCCTAGTATTTTTTTATATGCTACACCAAGTTCAAGTGTATCAAGTACAACTACACCAACTAATTTTCAACTTTGTTTTTATTACTTATCTAAAATTCAAGATGTCGGAGCTTATAATAATACATCTGATGTCGTAAATAGATTCTATCCTTGTATGATGTCAGGACTAGCTTATTATTTAAGTTTAAAATATTCACCTGATAGAAGTCAAGAATTAGAAAGAAGATATGAAAGTGAATTATTAAGAGCACTTGATGCAGACAATCAAGGTACTTCTACTTTTATTTCACCACAAACTTTTTATGGAGCTGGAGAATAATGGCTGGATATGCTTCAGGTAAAAATGCTTTAGCAATTTCTGATAGATCAGGAATGCAATTTCCTTATTCTGAAATGGTTAGAGAATGGAATGGTTCTTTAGTTCACATTTCAGAGTTTGAATCTAAGCAACCACAAATTAGTCCAAAACCTGTTGGTTCAGATCCAATAGCTTTGTATAATCCAAGACCACAAGCACCTTCAGTTGCAAGTTTAATTTTATTAAATCCAAATCCTTTCACAAGTATTATTTATAGTGGAACAACTTATGTAAATATTTACTCAGAAGATCATCAAAGAAAAGCTGGAGATGTTGTAAGATTAAGAGGAGCACCACAAGTAACTTCTGCAGGAACAGGTGGGTCCGATGCAAGAAATTTACAAGCTTACGCAGCTATTCCAACATTTGATAATGTAAGTGATATCGATTCTGTAAATGGTTTTACAATTGCTTTAGGTCAAATAGATTCAGCAGGAAATGTTACAGGAGCAACAACATCTGATCCTTTAACAAATCCTATAAATTATTTTTATATAACAAGCACTAGTAATGCAACTACAGGTAATGTAAAAGGTGGTTTTAATAACTGTTCAGCAGGACCAGTAACACTTGAGGTAGTAAACGGATAATGGCATACACTTTAACAAATTTACAAGATGATATTAGAAATTTCACAGAGGTGAGCTCTAGTGTTTTAAGTAGTTCTGTTCTTAATACTTTAATTAAAAATGCTGAAAATAAAATTTATAGAGCTATTGATACAGATCAAAATGTATTTTATGCAACATCAAACGCGATTGTTGGAAACAGATATGTAACTATTCCATCTGATTTAAGAGCAATTAGATATGTACAGTTTAAAGACTCTGCTGGAAATCAATTTTATTTAGAACAAAGAGATACTAGTTTTATGGCAGAATATTATTCTACACCGGATACCCAAGC